TATCATAAAAGGCTCGCCGCCGGTAAATTTTAAGACTTTTAACTCGTTAATATGATTTTTTAAAAGTAAAGGAATATTTTCTCGCCAACCAAACTTGACATCATCGATTCCTAAAATATTTTCTGCATCCCATTCTTCTTTTTTATTTTCGTTGATTAGTTTTAACCAACTACTTGAATCATGTGGACCACACATTCTACAAGTTAAGTTGCAAGTGTTATGTAATTTTAAATCCCAATAAAATTTTTTACTATCTAACCGTGCATATTCACGTAAAAAATTATTTTGTTCAATTCTCTCACTTGTTCCGGTAATCGCTTCGTCATTTTTACATTGATTACATTCTGGAATCCAACCTTTTTTAAATTGTTCTCGTTTGTCATCTATGTATGTTTCCCAATCGTCATCTAATTTAATCATTCTTTCATTATGAATCCACTGACAACAGGGTGAGACCCTGCCATCTGGGCGTATAGATAAACCATTATTGAATAAAGAACACTGCATTATAACAGTATTTATTTGAATATTTTTAATTCGTCTAGTCTAGGCTTTAGTATATCATTAAACAACATATGATGCCCTAATTCATTTAAGTGATGACAATGACAATGAAGTTTATTATCTGTATCGTTAGCAAATGCATCAAATAAGGTTACTCCATTAAAATATGTATCCTCTGTAAACAATGCATACTTTTTAAGCATTTGATAACCCATGGTGTTTAATGGTGCATGTTCTCCAAATTTAGAAACGTTATTTCCATTAAACGTATACCATAGCACTTTATCACAAAAAGTTTCTAATAACGAACATAATGCTAAATTCATTGACCAGACTTGAACCGCTTGTAAGTAACTATCTACATAATCAACAAACCATGGGCCATATTGTTTCAGTTGCTTATGATTCTGAATATGGGTTGAATAAGCACTAGATATCTGATCAAGTTTATTTCCGGTATCTCCATGAAGTTTTCTAAATCCATCTGTCCAATTTAAGTATGTTTCTTCGCATGGAAAGTCAATTGGCGACGAAAAGCCTTTTTCATTGATTCCTATACTACTTTGCATTCTTCTACCTTCTACTATAGCTAAATCGTATTGTTTTTTTGGATTTACTTGATTGTATGCATATACCTTGTCTATTTGATCTTCAATTGAACACCCACTGCGAGAAAGATTAAATACATCTGCTCCATAATGTTTACCTAACAAATCATGCCATCTACCTTCTAGCATAATATCTTTATTGCCATGGTCTAAGGGGTGGAAATGTGGGTATCGTTTACAACTAGAAACACTATGCGAAGTTCCAATAACTAAAATATTCATTAGAAGTCAAACAAATCTGCAAATGTATTATGTGCCGACCCTGCATCTAAATCCCAATTTAACACACCCAATAAGTTATCTAGTTTTTTAGTAATAATAGTGTGTTCCATAAGATCGTCATCAAACGGAAGTTCTTGAAACCACTGTGGAAGACGTGTTTCATCTGTAGGATAGCCTACACTTGTAAAGCCTAATGGATTATCTTTAAGTTTACAAACAACAGTTTTCATTCCATCTGTAATCTCAATACTATATTTGTCATCATTTATTTTGCATAACTGATTCCAGTTTAGTGCCGCTCTTACGTGACCTGGTAATGCAGGCTTCTTAATGTCTTTGGCACTGCGTCCATCTCTAATAGCTTTGTTCTTTGCTTTGTCATAATTTGCAACTATACCACGAAACTTTGTTAGATTGTTAACACGTTTTGGCGTGCCTTTCTTCCAACTGTCCATGCTACGAAACTCTTTACGGAATTCAATAATACGTTTGATAACTGCTTCTTCACCTGCATCAGTAAGTGTCATCATTAGTAGTTCACTTAGAAAGTCTTGCATAAATGCTGGTGTATCACTACGTTTTAGGTCTAAGCCCATAGCTTTTACCTTGCCTGGCTTGCCATCTTTATCTTCACGTTTGCCTTCATTATCATATACTAATGCCGCATAACGTTTCTTAGTAATAAAGAGACCTGACTGTGCTGATATTTCTCTACCTGCGGCAATAATTGCACCTAGGTCAACAGTTGTGTGGAACGCTTTATTCATAAAGTTAGGAAACGTTTTGTTTACTTCATCGCACACTGCTTCATAGTAACTTGTAATAGTATCTTTATCCCATTGTATTTCGCCTTTGTCAATTTCAGGTTTGAGAATAGGATATGCACTAAAGTATGTAGAGTCAGTATCACCATATACAATACTTTCTCCTACGTGATCATATTTGCCTGCCATAATTTCGTTGCATTTAGATGCCATGTGCTTTGCAATACTACGTCCTGTTAGTGTTGTTGATTGACCTAGTCTACTGTCAAAGAATCTACTGCCAGGATTAAGTAACGCACCATACAAACTATTCAAGTTAATCTTTTTAACCAATTGTCGCTTATCCCAAAACGCAAACTTATCGCCACCTTCTTCACGTGCCGCTACTGCCTTTGCTTGTATTTCTTTACGTTCTGCATACCAACGCTCTAGCAATCCAGGAATAATACCTTTTTTCTCATATGTAAATACTGTGCCATTAGCACTAATAATCCAAGGTTGTCCACTGTTAAACACAATTTCATATATCTCTGCACCAGTGGCTTCTATACTCTCACCACTTTCAAAGTCAATATGCATTAATTCTGTTGTATCTTTGTCCATAACAAGTTCATACTCGGGTGTTGCAAAACGACCCTCCCATGCTTCTGGAACTGTTTTTGCTCTATCAAGTAAGTCACGTGTAAACGTATGCCTAACTTGTCCAACAATAGTCTCGGTGCTCATATTACAAGCACGAATAATACTAGGATATAGACTGTTTAAGTCCATACTGCCAATCCATTTGTGCATTCCACGTTTAGGATCTGCAACGTAGGCGCCAGCGGCTTGTGTTGTATCTTTATCAAACTTTTTATCAGGAACAATAAAGCCTTGCTGATGTGCTTCGTTTACAATAGCTTGGTCTGTTTGTGCAACCGCACCCATTGTTGTCTGTAGTAAAACAGTATTAGAATGTGCAAGCACATTTGCCAAGTCAATAAACTGTAACTTCTCATCTAGTCTTACTAGCAAGTCAACATCTTGCCTTGAATATGCAATAAATGTTTCGTAGTCATTGTTGTATAATTGATCTAGTGTTCCTTCATAGTCAACTTTACGTTCTGAAAGTTCATACTCGCCAATTGCATCTAAACTATAACTGTGCATTTCATGATATGTATACTTACGATACAATTGCATATAATCTAAATGCACTCTGCCTAGTAAATCAAATGTTTCGTTTTCTGCACCAAAACGTTCAAATGTTCTACGCTTAGGATATTGTCCCCATAAACAAAACTGCCTTGTATGACTTTTGCTTAAAACTCGTGCAACTCTATTAACCATATACGGAATATCAAAACCTTCACTGTTCCAGCCAGTTAAGATATCTGCATCATCAATTAATGTGAGAAATGCTTCAAGTAGCTCTTTTTCAGTATCAAATAGCATTGTGTCTTCAAACTTATCACATACAGCTTGTGCTTGTTCTTTATCTAATGAGTTAGGCTTGATAGTTAAACAAATAGTTCTTTTAAGCCAACTTAAATGCACACTAATGGCTGTTACTTCATTGAATGGATCTTCAGGTGGAGCAAATCCTTTCTCTGGATCAAAGTCTACCTCAATATCAAAAAATGCTGTTTGTAGTATTGGAGTTTCTGTAGGATCATAATTCTCAGAAAAGCATCTAAAAAGTGGATTAATATCACTTTCGAATAACTTTTTATGTCCGTGAATCTTCTTTTCTGTATTAAACTTTTTACTTGTGTTACATACAACACGCTCAAGTTTATCGCCAAATATACTTGTATATTTGCCTCTAGAGTCTTTATAGTAGAACTGATAACGTGCTGGAAAGTCTTTGTATACTCGCTCGCCGTTAACACGTTCTACTACGTGTAGACAATCTTTTTCTCTGTTAAAATAACCGTCTACATAACTCATTAACTATCGCGGCCTACTGTTGTTAGAATTGTTTCAAGTTCATCGAACTCATCACGTGTTTTGGCAAATTCTGCCTTATATGCTACACGCACTGCTTTATTAAGAATAGATGGTTTAATATCCATTTCTTCTGCAATTGCTTTTACAGTATCGCGAAGTCCTTCTCGCAAGGTTTCTACTTCTTGTGTTACTTGAATACCTTCTTTAATAAGATGCTTCAATTTATTTACGTCTGCTTCAGAAAATGTTGTCATGCTAGACCTCCGTTAATCGTTGAATTAGTATATATAATAACGTATTAAACGTTATTTGTCAAGTCAATACCCAACGTTTTTTGAGCTGTGTTGATAAATTCAATAGGTGAATATATTTGATTTTCTTCATACATTTTAAACAGGAGTTCTGCAAAAGCCACTTGTTGTTCAGTTCTGTGTAGGTTTACAGACCCGTTGTTGTATGCCCATGATAAAAATTCCATGCGTCTTGCTATGAGATCATTACGTTTAGCATTAACTGGTGTAACAAAATCATTACTATCATTCCATCTTAGATACTGTTCTACCCATTGACCAATATCTGGACATGCTTCTACGTTCAGTTTAGTATACACACTTTGTGGCTTATGTAACCAATCTGACATTTGAAAACAATAATCATAGTGTTGTTGCCATATACTGTCTTGTGTTATTAATTGGTTATACATGTATTCCCATACTCTATGATTACTCTCTAAATCATTCATTTCATCATTGTATTCTCTACGTAAAAATGCATTAACAAAATGATGTGAATCCTTACCCATTATTGTTGTGATTACTTTAACTGGTAAGTTATTTCTTTTTGCATACATCATGATATCTCCTGTATTACGGGCATGTGTAAACAAACATATATTTTTTGTAGTTGGAAATGTTCGCCAAGCTTCTGCTAATGCAATTAAATTTTGTTCAGATAATACAATATTATTTCTAATATCATAGTTATATACATTAAAGGAATCATGCAGATTCCACCAATCATTTATAATATGTGCTTTACCGAACCACTCACTGTGTTCTTCCAGCCACAAATTATTGTGTGACATGTTATAAAAGTCTGGGCTTGAGTTGATTACATATGTTAATGCACTGGCCGTGATTGCACTACGAGTGCATACAAGATATATCTCTTTCATATAAGATTACTTCTTCTTTGATTCTAATTTTTTAATACGAGCTTCTAGTTCTTCTATCTTTTTTGTAAGTTTTGGGTTAGCGGCCTTCCATGCGTCTGGGTTATGTTTAAACCAGGTCCAGCCCCAACGATTGACTAGGAAGTCTAGTATTGCTTCCCATTTATTTATTGCCCAAAAGGCAATGTATGTGTCTCTTATCCAGTAAATGAATAATGCACCAAATATACTTCCTGCTAATGCTGTGTAAATCCACAACCTTTCAGTTGCCATTTGTGTAATAATATCCCACATTATGCTTTTGCTTTAGTTAAACTTAATTGACAATATACTTCTGATGGTCTTGCACTGCTTGGCACAACACTAATTGAGAAGCTACCAAAATGTCCTGCTTCTTTCATTCTAACAAAGTCATCACCTGTGTTGACCATTACGTATTTTAGTGAAGGGAAGTTAATACTTAATAATCCGTCCCATCCATAGTTGTTTTTGTAAGATTCAAAGTTTGCTTTACCATACATTTTTTCAGCAACTACTCCATCGTCTTGCATAAATGCTTGAACAAATGGTGCTGCATTTGGAAACAACTGACTATACCATTTTGTAAGTAAGTCTTGTCTTTGTTTTTTCTTTTCTGGATCATTTAACGGTAAGTCTAATGCTAATGCTTGAACAAAGTTTTTAATACCAAGTCCTTTTGAACCTTGATTAAAGTGATTTGCTATACTTGGAACTTGGCTCCAATATTCTTTTGCAATTGCGTTAGTAGGTCCACCTTCTCCAAGACGTCCACCACCTGTTGTAGTTTCTGCTTTTACTTCTATACCTTTGCCTGCAACATCAAGATCGCCACCATCATGTTTTAATTTAATTTGATTTGATAACATTGCAAGTGCATATTCACCTGGGCCTTTTTGCTTTTTACCTGCGCCTAGTGTTGCCATTGCTTGAAATATTTTTGTAGTAGTTTCATCACCGCCAAAGAACGCTCTTACACTTCCTACTCCAGGAGTAGTAAGAACAGGCACGTCTACAACGTTACCTTTTGCTAATCTGTTAAGGAATGCGTCAAGGCTTTTATAATCAACACCTGCGTGGAAAATAATTTGTGTTAGTTGTTTAAGTAATGGTTCAAGATTAATATTATCATCTGAAGTAGGAACTGCAAATGCTTGTGCAACCTTACCTGAAATGTCTGTATTGTGCAAAGTTCTGTATATTTTATCTAACAGTTTTGCATCTTCTTCATTGTCAGCAACTAGTCCACTTACTTTTGCAATGATTTCTTTTTTGACATTCTCGTCTTCAAATAAATGGTGTAATCTCATCTTGTTATTCCTTAATACCTAATTAGATCTTTTAATCTTTGTATTTCGGCAGTTTCATAGTATGCTTCTTCTTTTTCAGCACTTGCCATTTCTTTACAATCACTACATCTACCGTGTCCGTCATAAACGTCCATGATTGGAGCGCCACAGCAATTACTTACCATGCCATCTTCCATTTCATCACCTGGAGAATATGATTCGTCTGTTTTCTTACCGTATGTTTCACATGGGTCTTTGCCACATCCACAATTTTTCTTAGATTCGTTTACTGTATCGCTTAATATACCCATTATTTTTTCTCCGCTTTTGAGGCATGAACCGCTTTGCGTTGTGCATCGCTAACGTATTTGCCTTCTCTTTTTATTCTTGATAATTTTGGTTTATCATATGCCCAGCTTTGTGGACCTTTCATTTGTATATTTTTTGTTACACCATTTGTTGTATCAATACCCGCACCGCCTGGCATTACAAATCTGTTGTATGAATCATTTTTAGTCATCTTTCCATCTGCATCATATTTTTGTATTGATACATCTGACATAGTGCTTCTTCCTCTGTCGGCACCATCGTGTTGAAAATCATCAGCATACTGTGTAAAGATTTCTGATTGACTACCATCTCTTTTTTGTTTAGCAGATAAACTTGATCTACTTGATATAGTGTGTGTAGATGGAGGAGCATATCCACTGGTCTTGCCAGCAGCTCCAACTGGTGCAGAAAATCCAAGTTCATTCAATTCTTCTTCACTAAAATCTATATCTCTGTGATCAGAAAGGAATGCTTTTAATTCTTCTGTTGAGATATTTTGTAATAATTCTTCTATAGCAGTATAGTCACCTTTGTGTGCATCTGCTTCCATTTGTCTTGCAACTGCTTTAAGTAAACCTATATCGTGTTCTTCATTTACTTCGTCTTCATTAAATTTAGATCTAATATTGCTTGGCTTTAATCCAAGTTCTCTCATTCTAATGTCGTCTACAGCGTTTTGAATTCTATATGCTATTTCTTTAACTGTATGTGAATCCATTGCTTCATCTCTATCATAGTGAGAATTGGCATCTGCTAACATTTCTACATACTCATCTATTGTAGCTAAGTAGCCTGAGATGTTACCTGCATTATCTACTGTAACATCTTCTTCTTTAACGCAATTGTTTACACGCTTGCCTTTGTTTTTACCTGTGCCAGGCTTAGTTCCGTCTTTTTTGTAACCATCCCAACAATCTATTTCGTTAAGGTCGTCAGCAACAATAGAACGTAAATGTCCTCTTGGGCCTTTTACAGTTTGTTCACCAATGCCACCAATCTTACTAGTAATGTCATTAAGCATTTGATTACCATCTGATGCTGTTACTTTTCCCTTTTCATCTTTGTTGCTATAGTTATTAAACATACGTGAAAAACGTTTTTCAACAGCGTCTTTGTTTTTGTTAGCCCAAAGCATTAGAGTAGTTAATTTACCTTTGTCACTTAAACAATTACCTTCATCCCATGTTTCAGATGTTCCAAGATATTTTAATCCTGCTGGATCTCTTTTAACACCATCGTGCATCATGCACAAGTCATGTATAAAGTTTCTCTCTTTTCCACTAAAGCCTTGGTCTGATTCTTCTTTCATATCACTGTAATCGTTATCATACTTTTGAAATTCATCATATGACATATACATGTCTGTGTCTGGATCGTAGTATGAACCTTCTTTAGGATCATAATAAACAACCTTACCACTTAATGTGCTAAATGGACCTTCCAGTCCATCACGTGCTATATACTTAGGATCCATTGTAGGCATAACTTTGTAGCCTTCTAATGTTGATCTAAACGTTGGGTTAACTGAATGCTCTAACATGCTGTAATATTTTGATGTTAATGCATTACGCTCTTCAATTTCATGTGGTAGAATGTGTCCTCTACGCATGTGCTGATCCATAATTCTTTGCATTGCTTCTACTTCTTCTGGGGTTCCAAATTCTTTAGCAAGCTCTAATGCATTTTCACTGTGAAGATTCACTGATTCGTTTTCTTCCCAATCTACTTTGTTAAATTCGTTTAATTGTTTAGCTTTCATTTTATTTTCCTTCTAATTCCCCAAAACCCCATTCACGTTCTAAACAAAACCAACATGTTCCGCAATGTTTAGAAAAGTCTGTAGTTTTTTCTTCGCAACTTCTAGTTAATGGATATAATGTATCTCTTACTCCTAGCAAATCATAAAACTCTGCAATTCCACGCTTGTCATGTCTTACAAAAGGACGGTTATGTCTCCAGTTGTTTTCTGATAATTCATTTTCACCTACTTCCCAAATGTTTTCACTGTCTGGGTCTCGGTCTTCCATTCTTAAATCATCATACATGTTATGTGCTTTCATTTCTTCAATGGGTGGATTAAGTGTTAAACCCATATAT